AACTCCTGCTACAACAAACATCCTTGCTAAGATGACTGAAGCTGCTATCAAGCAGATTCGTGGTACTGACAAGGCTGACTTGATTGTTGCTGGTAACACAATGTATCAACTCTATGTAAACTCTTTGCAAGCTATTCAGCGTATCGCCTCTGAGGAATCAGGTGCTTCAGGCTTTGCTTCATTGAAGTTCTACGGTGGTGGTACTTCTGCTGATGTGGTATTGGGTGGTGGTTATGGTTCACAAGAGACTTCTACATATATGTACCTCTTGAACACTAACTACATTTTCCTACGCCCACACAAAGAGCGTAACTTTGTACCTATCGGTGGCGAACGCCAAGCGATTAACCAAGATGCTATTGTTAAGTTATACGGCTGGGCCGGTAACCTCACAACTAGCAACCGTTTCTTGCAAGGCTTGTTGACAACCTAATAAATAGGGGGAAACCCCTATTTAATCTTGTCTACTCAATTAATTTAAGGAAATAAATCATGGCATATTCAACTTTACCCATCGCTGGTATTGATTTAGAAGTTACTCAAACAGCAGCAGAAATCGCTATTAATGGCGAACCTGCAAACTTTGGCCCACTCGGTACACAAACTTTTGCTTCTGATGGTTTGCGTTATGTATGGGCAGTAGCAGCAGCTACTATCGCTCCAAGCACAACAGTATGTGCTATCGACACAACAGCCTTTACTGTTGCAGCTACTGGTGGAGCTTATATCTCCCCAGCAGTTTCAATGGTTTCAGGTGATTATGGTTGGTTCGGTAAAGCATCTGTTTAAGCTATACCTGTAGTAACATAGGGATGCCCTCACAAGGGGTGTCCCTTTTTCTTTTTATAACCCTAACCACTTAGGAGAATTAAAGATGGCATTACCATCCGATGACATTGGTGCAGATGCACGATTATCTGTAACCTTCTACAAACGGTCTATGAAGCAAGATGATGCTTCTATTGAAGCTGGCAGACCAATCTACAAAGAATTTGATTTTGTCCGTATTATCGTTCCCGGAGATGCTTTGACCGAGATTGATACTTACGCTAACGAATCCCATAAACAGCGTTTTCCTCGTCAATGGGCTCACTATCAGAACCAAGTGGGTGACCACCAAGATGTAATTGGCACACCTTTGGAGCAATGGACTCAGATTACTCGTTCCCAAGCTGAAGAACTAAAAGGCTTAAAGTTCCCTACAGTTGAAGCTATTGCTGGTGCTTCTGACCAACATATTCAGAAAATTGGCATGGCTGCAGGCATGAATCCTTATACATTTAGGGACAAAGCTAAGGCTTTCCTTAATTTGGCTGACCAAGTTGGTGAAACTAACCAGCGTGAAGCTGAACTTGAAAAGCTACGCCAAGAGAATGCTGCAATCAAAGCTGCCTCTGAAGCACAACTAGCTAAACAACAAGCTCAGATTGATTCTTTGATGGCTATGATGGCTGAAAAGAAACCTAAAGGTCGAAAACCTAAAGAAGAAGTAGAAGCTGAATAAAAAAAGGGGGAGAAATCTCCCTTTTTTGTATATAATTCCTAAACATACTCTAACTACTTGGAGTGCAACTCTAAAGTAAAGGCTCGATTATGTCCTCAACAATGCTCCAATTAGTTCAGCAAGTAACGGCTGAATTGAACTTAGCAGTCCCATCTGCCGTAGCAGGCAACCCTTCCCAAGATGTTCAGCAAGTGCTGGCTCTAATGAACGGACAGGGTTACGACCTTATTAAAGAGTACGATTGGCAAGCATTACAGGTTCAATATCGCTTTTACACACAAGCAATTAATTGCAATGCAACATCGGTAAATGGCTCTACTTTACTAGCTGTAGACCCCGGTGTAGACATTACAGCCGTTGATAAACAATGGCAGATTACTGGTTACAACATTAACCAAGACACCAATGTAGTCTCTGTAACTGGTCAAGACATTCTTATGTCTCAAATGGCTTCAGGCACAGGTAACGGAGCTATCGTTTTAGCTCAAACAGCTTACACCCTACCTTTTGACTTTGAATCCATTACAGACCGTACTCAATGGGATAAAACTAAGCATTGGGAAGCATTAGGGCCTGAAGATGCACAGCAATGGCAATGGCTTAAATCAGGGTATATTTCAACTGGGCCACGAATCCGTTGGAGAATCCTAGACAATCAATTCCAAGTATGGCCTCCAATGAATACCAACGAGTATTTAGGCTGGGAATACAAATCTAAAGGATGGGTGCGTGGCTATGATGGGACTGTTAAGACTAGCTTTACTGCTGATTCCGATACTACTATCCTTGATGACCGTATTGTTGTTTTGGGTACTAAATTAAAGTATTGGGCAATTAAAGGCTTTGATACAACAGCTTTAATGCAGGAATATCAGCGTTATTTATCAGTTGCTAAGGCTTCTGACAAAGGTGCTCCTAACCTTAGCTTTGCTCCTTACCCATCTAAAGTTCTTATTGGTTACGCTAACATTCCTGATACAGGCTATGGCTCATGATATTCGGCAAAGCAAAACAGAATACTGCTAGTACGACTTCTGTTCCTGCTCCGATTGGTGGATGGAATGCTAGGGATTCCCTTGCTAATATGTCCCCTACGGATGCGGTTCAGTTAGTAAACTGGTTTCCTACTCCTACCGATGTAACAATGCGTAGTGGATATACAGCAGGGTCTATTTTGACTACTACTGATGGTGTACAAACCATTTCTAGCATTACTTATGTAGATACAACTGCCACCCTTACAACTGCTGCTGCTCATGGTTTAACTACAGGGTTTTATGTATCTATTACAGGTACAACACCTACTGAATATAGCGGTGTTTATAAGATAACTGTAATAAGTCCAACAGCTTTTACTTATAGATTGACTGTTACTGTTTCAAGTGATGCCACAGTTGTAGGAACATATAAAAATCAAGCATTTACACCTGTAAATACTTTGATGAATTACACAGAAAATGTTAATTACAAGCTATTTGCTGTTGCTGATGACACCATTTATGAGTCTAAACAAAACCCTGCCGTTCCTGTATTTACTGGTTTAAATAGCGATAAATTAGAGTTTATAAACCTTACCAATACAGCAGGTCACTATTTGATTGCTTGTAATGGTGTAGACCCAGTAATGATTTACGATGGTTCTGCATGGTTTTATGTAGCTACTACTACAACTGCAGCAACAGTAAGCACTTTGACCCATGTGGGTGCGGTGGCTACTGTTACGACTGCTACAGCTCATGGATTAGTGGACAAAAACAGAGTTACTATCTCCGGTGCTACTGGTGGTGATGGAACTTATTACAATGGCACTTTTGTTATTGATGTAACAAGTCCAACAACTTTTACCTACACAATGTCAGGTACGCCTGCTGCGGATGCTGCAGGAACTATTGTATATACGGTTATTGGCATTACAGGTGTTAACTCAAACCGTTTTGCCAATGTAAATTTGTTTAAGAATCGTCTGTATTTCACAGAAAAAGAAAGCCTTACTTGCTGGTATCTTGATGTAGATGCCATTGGTGGGCCTGCTACACCATTGTATTTTGGTGGAATAGCTCGTAATGGTGGCTATTTGCAAGCAATGGGTACTTGGACACTAGATGCTGGACAAGGTGCTGACGATTACGCAGTATTTGTCACTTCTATGGGTGAAATCATCGTTTATAACGGTACTGACCCTGACAATGCAGACACTTGGGCATTAAAAGGCGTATGGCAATTAGGTCAAACTTTTAGCCGTAGATGCTTCTTTAAATGGTCAGGAGACCTTTTATTACTTACTCAAGATGGTTTAGTGCCTCTTTCTTCAGCACTTCAATCTAGCCGTTTAGACCCTAGAGTTAACTTAACAGACAAGATTTACTTTGCTGTATCTCAGGCTGCAACCTTGTATTTTAATAATTTTGGCTGGCAAATCAACTATTTTGCTAGTGAAAATATGCTGATTTTAAACATTCCTATTACGAATGGCACAGAACAGTATGTAATGCACACCATTACTAAGTCTTGGGGTCGTTTTACAGGTATTGAAGCCCATTGTTGGGAAGTATCAAGCGATAACGACATTCACTTTGGTGGAAATGGCATCATTGGTGACTTTTACGAGTCTAATTCCGATGACGGCAACAACATTACTGCTGCTGCACAACAGGCTTATTCATACTTTGATAGCCCCGGACAGCTAAAACGATTCACAATGGTTCGCCCAATATTGCAATCTTCAGGTGGTGTACCAAATGTTTACTGTGGTTTAAGCACAGACTTTGATACTCAAATTAACCTTGGACAAGTATCATTTAACCCTGCAGCTATGAGTGATGGCGTTTGGGACACTTCTAAGTGGGACAATGCTAACTGGGTAGGTGGCCTTACAACCACTAAGGTTTGGCAAGGCGTTACAGGAATTGGCTTTACTGGTTCAATTAATTTGAATGTGGCAGCTCGTAACATTGAATTACATTGGGCTTCTACAGACTATATTATGGAGCGAGGTGGGGTAATTTGATTCTTCTTAATCAGCAAAGTCTAAAAGATTGGGCAATAAAGCACAAAATACCCACTCCAGCAGATGCTCATTATTTAGGTCAGGTTATCAACAATGAGATTAGAGCAGTTGTAGTTTATTGTGGCTTTTATGGTAAATCTTGCATGATTCATGTAGGTTCAGAAGGTGACCATTGGGCTACAAAAAGTTTTTTAAGAGCAGTATTTGATTATCCGTTTAATAAATTGAAACTCAAGGTTATAATTGGTACAGTTGCAGGGAGCAATGAAAAAGCCCTAAAACTAGACCGACACCTTGGTTTCAAAGATGTTGCTACTATCCCTGATGCACACGATGATGGGGATTTAGTAATACTAGAAATGAGACCATCTTTCTGTAGATGGTTATAAGGAGAAGGTTATGGGAGCAGGAAGCACTTTTACAAGCGGAGCAAGCACAGGGCAAGCAAACCCTTATGCTGGCACTACTAATCCTTATGTACAGGCTGCTAATGCCACTACATTAGGCAATTTGGCTGGTGCTCAACAAGCTACTTCTGCTAACCGAGTTAATCAAAATACTCCTTATGCAAGCCTAAACTACACTCAAGGCGTAGATGCTAACGGAAATCCTACATGGACAGCTAATCAATCTTTAGCACAGCCTTTACAGTCAGCTTTAGGAAATATTCAAGGTCAGTTAGCTCAATCTACTGCTAGTCCTTTTGATGTAAGCCAATATCAAGCTGGTCAGGTCGGTCAAGGCCCACAATTACAAAGTCTTGGTGCTGCATCTGCACAGCAAGGAATTGGCAATGCTCCAACTTTAGGTCAAGTAGGTCAAGGCCCACAATTCTCAGGAATTGGAAACGCTGCTAACTTGCAAACTCAAGTACAAGGTACTGGAATGCAAGGCTGGGATGCTGCTACTAACCTATTAATGAGCCGTTTAAGCCCACAAATTGAGCAAAGCAATGAGCGTTTACAAGCTCAATTAGCTAATCAAGGTATTGCACCGGGTACTGAGGCTTACAACCGAGCCATGACTCAACAAGGTCAAAAATCCAATGATTTGCTTACACAAGCACAGTTGGCAGGTTCACAGTTACAGAATCAAATGTTTAACCAAAACCTCCAAGCTGGACAATTTGGTAATACTGCATTGACTCAACAGAATCAAAACCAGTTGGCTAACCTTGGATTTAACAACCAATTAGGTCAGCAAGGCTTTGCTAATCAATTAGCTGGCCTTGCAGCTAACAATGCTGCTTTAACTCAGCAAAATGCTAGTCAGTTGGCTAATCTTGGCTTTACTAATCAAGCTCAACAACAAAACTACGCTAATCAGCAAGCTATGTTGCAACAAAACAATGCTGCTGCACAGCAACAATTTGCTAATCAGTTGTCAGGTACACAAGCTAATAACGCTGCTTTACAACAAAATTACCAACAAGCATTGGCACAAAGAAACTTGCCATTACAGCAATTAGGTGCTTTCCAACAAGCTACTCAACCGGGCTATGTAAACCCTTACAGCCAAGCTGCAGTTGCAGGCCCTGATTACCTAGGTGCTTACACTACATCTAAAGCTGCTGATATTGCTGCATCTAACGCTCAAGCTGCTAAAACAGCAAACTTGCAAAATGGTTTGTTTGGATTAGGTTCTTCTGCAATTCTAGGCTCAGGCGGTATTGGCAATTTAGGTCAATCTATTCTTGGTGGAGCTACTACATTAGGTGGATTGCTAGGACTTGGTGAGACTTCACAAGACTTTATGAACAGCATTGGTGCTACTGGTAGCGGAATGTTTGACCAATCCATGTCCACTAATGATTATTTGAACAGCCTGTACGGTGACCTTGGAATATTCTAATGTTTAAAAGCAAACACTCCGGATGGACTTGGGATTTAAAACGCACACCGTTTGGTGGTGGCGGTGGCATTATTTCAGCCATTACAGACCCTATCTCTAGTGCTATTGGTACTGATGGTGGCGGTGGTGGTGTATTAGGCGGTTTAGCTGCCATAGACCCCGGCCCTGCCCTTGGTAACGCTGCTGCTGCTATTGACCCCGGCCCTGCTATTGGAGCAGGTTTAGCTGATGTAGATAAATTTGTAGGCAGAGAGATTCCCGGTGGCTGGACTACTGTAGGTGCTGCTGCATTAGCTGGCACAGGTCTGTACTTTGCCCCTGAATTAATGGCTGCATTAGGAGCAGAAGGTATTGCTGGAAGTGAAGCTACATTCTTAGCTGCTGATGGAAGCGCCGACTCAATAGCGCGCACATAGTTCCCGGCATAAAATTCTTCTCCGGCTTTCTCAATGTTCCTAAAAATGCCGAAAGGGGCGCCGAGCATCTGCTCTAAGGTATATGCGACTGGGCCGATATCTTCGAGACGTTTCTCGTCGGGCCGCCACAAGAGATCTGCGTAACCTGCTCGCCCTGCGAGACTAACGTCTAGGACGGATCCTACTACGCCGTTCAATACGGTGTTATTAGTATTCGCTAATATCCAGTTGCCAAGATCAAAATCCTCGTCTTCTTCGTCTCCAAAAACATACGACGCAACGGAGGATAGTGCATTGGCAGCCCCATAGACGGGCATACCTTTAATTCCGGCGAACATAAACGCCGCTCCGTTAATGCCGAGAAACTGCTTTCGCGCGAGCTCCTTAACTTTTGGAGTCTCACCTTTTATAGCGTCAACCAACAGCGATAACTGCAAACGAATCTGACTCCACGCAAACCGCTTGAACACCCCGATAATCTTTCCGATATTAGATTG